ACATAGTTTTTTGCAATACTAAAGACCCAAGAACTAAATTTAGATTTTGTTTCATCAAATGTTTGTAGTTTTGTGAAAATTTTAATCATTATTTCTGATACATCATCATCAAGGTCATAATATTGCAAATATTTATTTTTCAGAAAATTCTTAACGGAGTTACTATATCTATTATATACTATTTCTTGAGCTTTTGAGTCTCCCATCAAAATATCTTGAATTAGTTCCGTATCTTTTTTTACTTCTATCATATGGTTTATGTAACTTTTGAATAAAATAATCTTCAGTAGTCAAACCTCTTGCGTTATAAAGTGCGTTTAAAACTGCGTCATAACCTTCTTTTTTTCTTAATTCATCAAGATCATCTTCAGTAGGTAATTTGACTAACTTAACCCTTTCTTCGCAGTCAACATAAATAGTTTGTAAAATATAAAATAACTCCACACTATTTTTAAATGCGTCAGGGTCTAATAAAATAACAACATCAGGTTTTAATTCTTTCAGTTTCATAAACAATGTGGTAGAGAGAGTTTTCCCTAACATCGGAATGATGTTTACAGGGAAAGAGAGCATCTCAAACGCACCTTCAACAAGATATACAGTAGAATCCCAATTTACAAGACCTTCATTAAAAATAATTAAATCCTTATCAGCAAGAGGGTTGAGATAAGGTAATTTTTTTCTAATCTTTAGGTCAGTTCCATAATATCTACCAACAAAATAATTAATTTCTCCTTTTGCATCGTAGGATGGAATAATTATTCTCTCAGCATATTTTCCAATAATACAAAAACCAAGCCTATATTTTAAAATAACATCTCGGCTTATTTTTCTTTCATTCACTAAGTAATTATATGCTTCAAAATGTTCAGGATTTGTCACATCCATTTTAGAAAACAAAATCATTTCATCTGGTAATTTTACCTGAATATATTCTTTTTCTTCATCATCATAAATGTAATCCTGATAAATTCCAGCATATGATTTATACAAGTCATAATCAATACTACTACCAAATTTTCTTATAAGTCTTCCTAATGAACCACTAAATTTAGGTTCATCACATTTCCAACAACGAAATAATCTTTTACCAGTATTAATTTCCAAATTAAATTTACCATCTGGATATGTAAGTTCTTCTCTTTCTTGACAACATGGACAATTTACTTGCAATTGTTCTGATTGCAAGTATCCATTAACATCACCAAAAATATTTTGAATTATGCTATGAAACTCCTGACCTCGAATTGAACTCATGACGTAAATATTTCATTTAACCATTTATTCCTACAAGCAGCATGATACGCACCACACGCCTTATCATGAAATTCGGTTCTGTTTCGATATTTCATCGCTTCTAATTTACATGCCTCAAATGTCCAAGGTTTGATAACATATTTCATGTGACCACAAATCTCATCTAACCACTTATTAAGACGTGCTGCTTCATAAGCAGAACGATTATTCTTTTTAATATTTCTTAAATTCTTCTAAAAACGGAAAGAATTTAATTAAACGATTAAGGAAACCGGGACAATAAATCCTAAAATTACCAATTTGTGATTGTGGGTTAACCCCCATTTTAAGATAATTTGTTTGTAATTCATCAAATAAATCAATTACAGCTTTTTTTATTTTGTTATCAACAACAATTGAAGTACCACCTCCGTTTTCACCTAATTGTAATTCAAGACTTTTAATTTTCTCTGCTTGTAAAACTAATTGTTCTTCAAGCCATTCAACATTCTGTGTGCCAACAACAGGAGCTTCTGGAGTTTCATCAAGTTCAAGTAATTCATCTTTCTTATCAAGAGATAAATCAACATCTTGAAGTAATTCACTAACTTTTGCTTTTGCTTTTATGTCTCTTTGTTCTTCAGGAGTTAATACTGGTTCTGGTTTCTTTGCAGTAGATTTTCTCCTTACTGGTTTCTTTGCAGTAGATTTTTTCGTGGTTTTACTCTTCGCTAAACCAACTACACCTTTTCTTTGATTTGTCATATTATTCTAATATTAAGTTTGTATTCAGATGTGCAACCAATCCAAATTCGTGATTCCAAACAAAACCATCAGCAGCTTTTGTTGAACCAACAAAACCTTTCTTATGATGCCATTCTTCAGTACCAGTTAAACTTGATAAATATCTAATTGTAACACCTAAATCTTCGTTCAATGACCTTGATTTGTCAAGAACAATGTAATTTACATTTCTTTTTCTGTGAATATGTCCTAAATGCCATTCATGGAATTTAGTTTCGCTCCAAAATGGTTTAGATGGAACATCTGTTGCCATTAACATTGGAAGACTTGCTTCTTTTTCTTCACCACCATGAGTTAACCCAAGCAATACATTACCAAATACATAATATTTCCTTGGTGATGCATGATTATCTATATTAACAGCAGAGTCTTGATTAAACCAAGCATTAAGAACACTACCTAAATAATAACTACGTTCAAAATCATGATTACCCGGGATAACCACCACATCAACAGGAACACCTGTTTGTTTCAATAAATTAATTGCATCAATAAGTAATCTACAACCAATATCAAATGTTTTTTGCCATCTAAGGTCTTCATCTTGTGGTGTGCCTTTAGTTGTTGTGTTCACCATTGTATCACTATTGAAGAAATCATTTCCAACAGGGAAAAGTATTCTATTATAATTAAAACCACTAGCACCTTTTAAAAGTTTTTCAATTGATTCCATAAATCTACTACGTGCTATTTTTACATCGTAGTTTTCAAATGTTTCACCACCCCATGCAAGTTTACCTATATGTAAGTCAAATATTGAAATTTCAAGTAAATTATTATCCTCATCAACACCCTGTTTCAATTTAAGATTAGTATGAAGTACTGGTGGATTATAATTTTTTGTCATTTCTTGAAAAACTTCACCAGCTATTCGTTCCTTAACGAATTTAATGTCACGTTCCAAACGTGCTTTTACTTGCCAATTCTGGTATGTTTTTGCCACCCACTCTCCATCTTCTAAAATTTTCATAGTGACATCCCATTTATTAATTAAATAGTCTTTTACCTTCCAAGTCTTAGAATTAACATTAGCACCACCTAATAATTGAGGAAGAGTGTGAATATGATCTACAGGATAATTACCTCCACCAACCCATTCGAACTCAGCATCATTCCCATTTTGTCTAAAACTTTCACGATTCCCTGTTTTTGGAATGTCTTTAGGTTTGTTAGGTTCGGATGGTCTTTGATTATTTTGATTACTTTGTGTGTGGAAGGAATTTTTTTTATTTATGGAACTGTTGATGTATTTTATGTATGCATCATTAAAGATGTTATATTGTTCTTCGGTAACATTTTTATTTTTTGTACTTGTACCATAAACTTCTCTTTTTACGTTTTTCAGGTAAGTATCGGCAAATCCAGAAATTTTTGATGCTTCTTTTACTGATATCTCGTGTTTTATTGCATAATTAATAATTTCAAGTGCGTTTTCAAGTCTTACTCTTTTCATTATATATTTTTTAAATAAAATTATTTATGTAATGTTTCTTGATAATTTTGTCAAACTTAAAGCAAAAATACCAAAAACACAAGATTTTATATAAATACATTCCCACTTTTTTTCAAAAATTTAATATTTTCTTCAATTTGCTTACATTCTGAAAGAAAGGACACTTCATGTTCAATTGACATATCGAACCATTCACCTTCTTTTTTTAAATAAGAATATTTGCGATGTAGTGTTCGTTCGATTTTATTAGCATATTCTGTCTGAAACGATTCTATGAGTTTTAATTTGGAAGAATTTCCAGTCTGCAACGCACATAATCTACGAGTAGGATGTTTAGATACCCCAATCTTATAACGACTATCTTCTAATGATTGAATTAAATAAACATATTTAATCATATTAAATGAATAATTGGAAGCGATTTACCACTCTCAAGTCCATTAATATCTTGAAATCTTTCATCATATTTGTATAAATCAAAATGGTTTTCGTTTAATGCAATCAATTCGAGTGTATGTTTCGTAGAAGTATTATCCCTTTCCATTGGTAATTCTGAAAAATAATTTATTGATTTAATTTCCTCAACTAACAAATTTGAGAGTAATGTATATAGAATTTTATCACCAACCTTAATATCACTACCGTTTTTATATGTTTTTATATTTAACTTCTCTAATATTTCTTCAGTTACGATATTGTTATCATTCACCATTTTTCTGTTTGCCAATTTTTTAAAAAACTCTAAATTATATATTCTCTTTCCCATTTTATTTTAATATTCCTAACTGTTTCAAACCCGCAACACCTACCGCGTATGAATCAGACATATCAAAACACATGTCTTTTGGGTTAGTACTATTCTTTTTGTAAAACCATTCGATTTGTGGTTCTAATTTACACACTTTTTTCCAGATATATAATTTCTTTTCATTACGATATTCAGGTGGGAAACTAAGTGTTTCTTTTATTTCACCTTTTACTTTACTAACTTTCACTAATTCGGTGCAAAATAATTTTCTGGACTCATAAACACTAATTTTCATTGGGAAAATTCCAAATATTGTTGAAAGAATATATCTACAAATCCCATTGAATCCAAATAATAATGAAACAGTATTAGCATTATTACTACCACCTAATGGTTCTTCCACAATAATATGTATAATCTCACCATTTAATTCATGTAAAACTCTATCTTTATATTCCAACACATATTTTTTAAAGATTTCAGCTTTATATAAATCTCTATTTTCAATAGGTGTGTTTTTATCGGTTTTTAATGCAAGATGTTTTAGTTCAATAAGTTTCCCTTTATTGTCCCATAACGCACTACCAATATTCGTTGTACTGATGTCTAATGACCAGATATATTTTATCATATTTAATTATTTATGAAGCTCTTCGTAATTTACTGTTTTTGCTTCTTCAATTAATGTTTGAATCTTTTTGGGGTTATCTAAATATAATATTATTAAATTTTCAATAACACCACCAATTTTTAAACTCTTACCTTTACATAACATTTTAAACTTACCATGTAAGTCACCATCAATAATAACTGATTTTGGTTTTGTTGAGGTAAAAATATCAATATTCTTCATATCTATTATAAATTTATAATAAATACTAAGAAATTATAAAAAATTATAGATTTCGAGAATTATTTTGATTTTTCTTTTGATTTAAAAATCAAGAGCAAAAACAATTGTTCTGGCAATTGTTGCGTTTTTAGCTACAGGGTCATTTAATTTTCCTATCGCCACAAGGTTTTTATTACTATCGTATATACCAATTTCAGTAAAATAAACAGTTTCAAGTCCATCCCATGTTGAATTTGATGTTGAGTTAAATTCGTTTAGGGGTAAATTAATAGTAATATCAGTAGTATAAACATCTGCTTTGATTTTAGTAGAAACATTCCCAAAGAAATATGTAGCTTCTCCAAAAGGTAAATTATTAGTTTCGGTTTCTCCGGGGTAGTTTAAATAATTCAAATTATATGGTATATATATTAATGGATTAGTGTATTGCAATAATGGTATTTTAAATACAACGCTTGTGAGTTTAGAGGCAGTTAAAAAGAAAGTACTACCACTACTATATCCACTTACTTGAGGGGTAATGTTAATCTGTTTCCATTGTGTTGGGTCGGGTTCAACATCAGCAAAACTATTAAAAGCACCGTTACTTACCATTTGTACTAATGCATGAATTTTATGTGCCGTATATCCTGTACCAATAGGATTTATAATACCAGCAGCAATTTCACCAGCTAAGAATTTAAAATCGTTTGAATCTGGGAAATTTAAGTTAATTTCCTGAACATAAGGGTTATTTGTACCCAAAGCAATTTTTTTAATGTAATTACAATGAATTGCCTGACTATATCCATTAACTGTTTCACCAGTTATTGGTAATAAGATATATGATATGAATACTGTATTTCCTTCCATTATTTCATTTTTTAGTTTTCAGCAATAGTCCCACCAAAACAATAATCGTTTGTGTGATTAACATCAGTAATCGTTGCTGTTACAACACATGAACCCGCAAGAAAATAAAATGTAGATGTTTTACCTGCTAAACAACAACTATTAATATAATCATATGCACAAATACTAAGCATACCACCAGTAGAGGTTGTACATGCACATCCACGTGCCCTATAACCAGTGCTTACTACATTGTTTCGACTTATGGTAGTACCAACATTAAACGGTATCCATCCTGTTGACGTTCCACCTGATACATAACAATAACATTGAGATACAATACAAACTTTACCTACATCTTGATTAATTGGTGTTGTCCAAGTAACTGTTGTAGTTGGTGTTGAAGATGTTGTTTCTGTTCCAATACCAGCATAATAATCAGGAACTGTCCATGACCTATTTGATTTATAAGACATAGCAAAAAGCAATTCTTGGTCTTCAATTACAAATATTTTTAAATCAGGAAACATTTTTCCAACAACAAATCCTTCTGAATCTGCAAGGTCATAGTAATAAAGATTAAGACCTGTGAGTAATTGTTGTCCACCAATTGGTGCTAATGTAATTCCAAGTGTTTTTGTTGTTGATTTATGCCACATTATTGTTGGAATATCCACAGTTGGTGTAGTTTGAAGAAATCCTTCTCCGTATACATTTGCTGGACTACTATTCGTATAATGAATCACACCTAATTTCTTTATAGTTGCTGCTTGATTTTGAATATATGACACAAATCCACCAAATGTTCTATTTTTAAATTGTGTATATTTCAAATTACCAGCTTGTACTCCAGCAATTTCTTCGGTATAAATTATTGATAAATTCCAATAAGGAAAAACGATTGTAGGACATTGATTATTTTCCAGAAAACTTAATACAGTTTCATTAAGATAATCTGTTGGTGACATATTAAGAATAGTATCACCACTATAAGTAAGTTCATTATAAAGAATCATTGCACCAGCATTATATGCAGGTGTTGGAGATACATTATCAATATCAGGTAATTCCCTATCAACACGTACTGTGACACTTCCACTTGCTAATGTACCACCACTAATTTCAGTAATTCTATAAAATAAATGTGGTCTAGGTTCAATTTTATTAACAGTGAATCCTGTTGTATGTTCAGTATACGCCCATTTAATAAATAGAATATCACCAACAGCAGGTTCTTCACCACTTGTGCCATATGTTGGTGTTTTCAATAGCGTTAAAACTTTCCCACCACCAACAGATTGCATATCAATCATTACGTCTGGTTGTTTTATGTGATTACTATCTATAACATATTCAGTATTGTTATTAGTAAAAAAACCCAGAGATTCAACTTGATTTTCCACCTGATATGCCGTTGAAGGTACGTTTGTCATTTCAACATATGGGTCACCGCTTAAATTTCTTGGTATAAAAGATATTAAATTAGCATTTTTATCCGCAGGTCTTAATATTGTAGAATTAAATGCGGTATATTCACTATCACCATCCTCAACAATTGCTTTATTGAATTTATAATCAATTTCACTATCACCAATAGCATAGTATTTAAAATCCAAACTACCTTTAGATAGTAATTCTCTACCTTTTGATGTTAATTTGATGTTTAATACTACGGGGTCTTTTTTTCCTATAAATGCCATTTATTTTTTACTTTTCTATAAATACAAGTAATTTTATTTTAATTTTTAATGTTGGGATTCCGATATTGCCAATAAAGTGCTTGGTTTACAAATTTCAAATATTCCACCACATTGATTACTAATTGAACTTAATGTAATTTTAGCAGAGTTAATATAATCATCACATACATTATCAAAATGACTACATGCTGTTACACAAACACAATAATTACTTGGAATACATAATGAATCTATTTTTATTGTATTTATTGTAGAACACCAATTAGTATCTGCAACTAATGCTTCCACATGACTATGGGCGAACCCACAAGGAATAGTACTTCTCATAATACAAGAATCAGCAGTAATTGGTTGCGCTAATCCCACTGATGTTGAAGAACGTGTACAAGCTGTATATGTTAAACAGAATCCCATTCCTGAAGTTATTGGTTTACTTGTTGATATTTTACCACCGAATGAATTCAATCCTTCTGGAATAGAACTATCATCACTAATACTATCAATATAAACATAGATAGGACCGTCTGTTTGCTTAGTTTCAACAGTACCATATCCAACAGCACTTATAGCATCATCATTCCTTGCAAATGCTCTATAATATACTGTTGTGTTTGATGGTAATTTAGTTGCATCTTTATCCCAATAAACACCAGTACCAATATCACTAATTGTTGAATCTTTATATATTCCAGAAGGTAATATTGATGTTAATTTCAAATTTGTTGATGTACCTAATGATGGATTTGTTGTCCACAATATACCATATTCTACGATTATTGTTGGGTTTCCTTTATTTCCAATCACATTATTAGTAACAGGGAAACTAGTTTCGGTTGCAGTTCCAGCTAAACCAGTTTTAACTGTTGGTGCTATTGGTGGAAGCTCAAGAGTTGTTTTTTGTTTAATTGTACCATAATATGTAATACCATTAACAATCATATATGCACGATATTGATATAAAGTATCTGGTGAAAGACCAGTTATTGTTTTAGTAAAATAATTAACTCCTAGCGGTCCTGACGTAGGTGGACTTGGTTGTAACAGCCAACTACCAGTTATACCTGTTCTATATTGCATTGCATAATATTGAATATCTCCATAACGCACAATATTTTGACCACCAGTTGCAACTATTGTTGTTTGAGTTACAGATGTTGCTATTGTGGTTTCAATTGATGGTGGTGGTAGTGGTGCAACAGGAGTATGAATTAAACGAGTATTGCCAGTATAACCAGTCGATGGTGATTGAACAAATGCACGATATTGATAATCAGTATCATATTCCAAACCAGTTAATGTCATACTAAAGTGATTAAGAGTAAGCGGGTCTGTGTCTGATATTCTTGTCCAATCGTTTCCCACATCTTCTACTTCAAAATCAATTCCTTCAGTTAAATTCTCTAAACCAATTGGTTCAGAAGTACTATAATAATAATTAATTTTCTTATAATCAATACCATATTTACTAAGTTCTTCATATCCAATAATATTTTTACCACCAGTTGTAAGACTACCAAGAACACCTAGAGTCGTTTCAACATATAATTGTGTTGGTGGCGGTGGGGGTGGTAAAATTTGTTGAACTATTTGAAATTTACTTCCATCATCACCAAAAAACTGAACCAAATCATTACCTCTCATATCTTTTGTAAGATTTGATGGATTTGCTACATTAACACCTCTTTTATACCAATGTTTTTGTTTAGTAAATACACTATTTCTAATTAATAATCCACCTCTTTTAAGAATTATAGTTGCGGGTAATAATTGGTCAACAAATCTCTGAAAGAAAGCATTATATTTACTTAAAAATGGATATAAATTCTGAAAAGTATATCCATTAGAGTGTAATGGATTATCATCTGAAAGTAATGCCCTATCCAAATAATCTTCATATATTCTTAATAACGCTGGATACCATCCACCTTTAAAATCAGTTACCACTTTTCTGTTTCTAGCATTAATCATTTTTCTTTGAATCAATTCAATAAATTCAAGAAATGATAAATTACTTATATCACCAAGACCAAAATTATCTCCAACAACTGGTGTAAATGCACTACTATCTGCAACAAGATAGTAAGTACTGATTACATCTCCATATTTTATACCTTTCGGTAAAAATATTTCGAAAGGATTTTGTACATTAATATTATAATCCAAATTTGGTTCTAATGCAATTCCATTAATTAAAAACTTAACATCATTTGTATTTGTTACTTTATAGTTAAGTTTATATACATATTTATTCGCACTAGCATTAAAATAAATTTTACTTGTATTGAAACTATCAACTCTAACAACCTCACTTCTTAAATTAATATCATTACTACCTGCAACTTCCATATATGCAACTTGTACTGTAGGATTTGAATTAAGAAAAGTAACAATATCTGGATTCTGAATAATAATTCGATTTGTTCCACCACTTGAATTTGCTGGGTCAAGAATATAATCCGCAGTAAATTGGGAAGTACCTTTGGTAAGTGCAATTCCATTAATTGTTAATTGTAAATCGCCTCGTGGATAACTTGGTAAGTCGAGATAAATACTACCATTTGTTGCTTGAAGTCTGGTGACAATATATTGAATAGTAATTCCACTAATTGATGATGTTGTTCCAGAATTAACAAAAGTTGCTTGAATAACATCTCTTCTACCACCACCATTAATAGCAGTTCCACTAATTGTAAAAGTATTTGCAGTATAATTAATAATATAATCTGCTTGATAATCAGTTAATGTTGTGCCAGTTTTAGGTGCATTTAATAATATACCATTATAACGAACCTCAAAATCTCCTTGATTATTATATGTTGTTGGAATCTGAAAAGTATTCTCTGAATCAGCATATGGTAATGATATGTTTACATATGAATATGGTAAAGTATAACCACTTGAATTAGCTTCAAAATCTTTTTGAATGTATTCCCAAACATCATATTCAATACCACGTGCAGTATCCAGTGCAACATCAATTTCTTTTGTATTGATTACAAGTTTACTATCTTCTTGATAATATTGTGGTGTCGTGTTGTGTATTCTGGTTGTCCCACTTGCTTGTACCCACGATTTTTTATTATCAACCGTTGCAGATAAATTAAAACCAGCCATTCTAAAAACATCAAGATATGCTTGACCACTATCTGTATTTCCACTAAGCTGAAAATAGAAATCATTTGTTTCAAGAGGTGCTATAGGATAACCACCAATATCGTATGGTAATGAATTTGAAGGAAACTCTGCTTGTGTTAAGGGAACAGTATTAGGATTTATTTTCCCATCAACAGTATAAACATATTCAGTTATGTTAATGAATGGTTCTGGTATTCCAATCAACAAAAACATTGATTTTATTGCATGACGAGTACCTTTTGATTTCCAGAAATAACTAGTATTATTTATTATTCTTCTCCAGAGTTCAATATCGATTTCTGCTGGTAGAATATTATCATTTAAGTTTCTTTCATTATCATCAATAGTTAAAAACCCATCAACTAATTCTTTTTCATTTACTAATGAAAAATAATCCCAACCAAAAGTATTTGACATATTTTTAATCAGTTGGTCTGGAATATTATTGATTTTATCATAAGTTACCTTATTAATATGTACTAATGAATCAATAAATTGTCTCATTTGGTCAAATTCCCTACCATAGATTCTTAATAACTTATTCACCTTACCTTCTTCAGTAAAGTCATAAGTTTTAAGTGAGGATGGAGTTAGAAATCTAGCTATTAAGTCTGTTTTAATTTTATCATATTTAGCACCAATAGTTAAAACAATTTTCAAAAATTTCTGATAAGCTGGTGTGTTAATATCGATATTATATTTATCACCAGTTGCCCAAAGTATTTGCGAATCACTATATACTATTTTTCCATCTTCGAGTAATGTTGGGTCTTTCAAAATAAAAACGAATCCGTCCGTTTCTTCTCTTTGAGAAATAATGTTTTGTTCATATGAACTAAGAAGTGCTCTAAATTCTTCAAAAATAATATTATTTGGTCTAATGTGGAAATCAAGACTACCTGTCGTACCAATACCATTTAAAACAAATGGATTACCTTCAACTTCTAATTTTATGTGATTTGCTTTTGTTATACCAGAAACAAACACACCTGTACTATCCACACTATTCCCACTATAACCAACAATAGGATACAGAGTATCACCTTCAAGAGTTGACCATATTACATATTTTAAATAAGAATCATTTAAATTCTTTAGTTCATCATCATCAGGAATAGTTTCATTACCTTCATTATATATAATTCCAAAAGTATTATCAAGATATTCAACTGGAACATAAAATGTTGTAGTGTTTGAAACTTCATTATATGAATATTCTTTATATGTTGTGTTACCACCTTGTATTGATTGTGAATTAGCGAATAATGAACCGGGGTAATTTAAAATAATATTCTGAATACTTACCCTTAAAAATTCGTAAGCTGAACCAAATCTAACAAAAGTGTTTAAATCAGACTTATCAAGATTAAGTACAACATTTGTACTATAATAATCAAAAATTTCAGACTGTTTTTCATTAACACCAAGCGTTTCTAATGTAACAGGACGAACAAACGAACTTAACGTATTGGTATAATCAGTAGTTTCTTTCCCATCGAAATTTGTTGTGACAAAAAACTTTCCAAATGAAAATATAGTATTAGAAGGAGTATCGTTAAAATACCCACCATTTAAGTTACCATTAAGTTGATTATTTATTACCTTTACTTTTGCCACAGTTTATGATTTACTATAAATACGATAAAAAGAAATTCTAATTAGTTTAATATAATTATTTTTCACATAATCATTCTTTATAATGTATTAAAAATCAACAACTGAATCAAAATTTTGAGTTCCATCAATATTTGTTCGTTTTTCCTTAACTTCGAAAAGCGGAACATTACCCACGTCATCTTTAATTTCAAAAATATTAAACTGTTTTGTAATAACTCTATTTTGGTCATAATATGTAAGGATACCATTATCAACATCTTTAATTTGTTCACCAGCCACATAATTACTAAGAGTATCGATTGTATTTGCAACCATATCTACTTCAATTACTAATGGTGAGAAAAATGTGTTTGATATTAAAATTGTTTGATTTGGTGTTCCAATAAATTGCGATGCATTTGGTTTAACATCACTTGCACTACTTGGTGTTAATTGACAGAATAATAACGTACCTGTATCATCAAACCTATATCTTATTGCACTTTGACTTGTATTACCAACGTTTTCAGTAACAGGAACAACCCTATTTGTTGTTACCACATAACGAACAAGATTCCTTATTTTATTGTTACTATCTGGGTCAACATATTCAATACGATATCCTTGTAAAGCATTATTTGTTCTAAGATTTTCAGGCAAATCATTAGCATCGAGAACAATACCTTTAACACTTGGTAATGAAGACAATACACTACAATCCATAATAATTGTATCGATTTTCTTTGGTTTTAAATAAATAGTGTAAAGTCCTAATTGACCAAATACTGTTGCTGGTAATCTTAAATTATAGAGTCCTTCTAATAAGTTTTCATTACCAACCACTTGTTCATCTTCAGGTAAATAATTATAAGACAAGATTTCAGTAGAATCTAATTTAAATACATCTGTACTAAGTGTCTCCCTATTAAGAGCATAAGTATAATAAACATCAATATCTTCAATACTTACATCTGCGGGTCTTGTTATTCCATAGGTCCCAGTTGCCATTGTTTATTTGTTTTAATTAATTATTCGTAGTATGTTGATTTGCCATCTTATGTATTATTTATTATATTAAAAAATTTACCACCAGCATATGTTGTTAAATCAATTAATGTTTTTATGTATTCCAATCTATAATTTTTATCGAATGCTGATTGTTCTGTTCTTACTATAAATACATCATTAAAAATTTTAGGGTTACTAATAATTTTTTCCTTATTTACGTTTTTATAGTAAGGTACGTTAATAAAATCAGGACTATTAGTACCTACTGGTGTATATTCAAAAGTTGTTGTTTCCATAATTAAAATAAGTTACCACCACCTATAGGTAAGTGAGATTCTAAAGTATATGAATATGGAATATAATTATCAGTATATTTAATACCACCAATATAATATACAACCATATGATTTTCAACAGAATTATTATAATCCACACCATCCCTTGTTAGTGAACCATCACCAAAATATTGACGTGAAAATGGCACACCCACAGCATACTTTTTCAATTCATTTAATCTACTATTAACTGTGCTACCTCTTACGTACATATCTCTTTTAAATATTTAGAATTTTTCATCACATCTTTCTCATATTTTTCAATATAATCAATTGCTTCAGGAAATTCTTTAATTACTTTACTTCTAATTAATTTAACATAGTTCGGCATATATTTAGTTTCTAAATACATGTGAGTATATTTCATCATATTTCCAGTGATAGCAGGACCGTTCTTAATTATTGATTTATGAGGTAATATCTCATATACTTTGAAACCAAACTTTAATTTCGATAAATAAAGTGCTAGTTCTTCACAAACCATTCCAATATAATTAATTTTGAATTTCTTTTCAGTCATAAAACCCTTCTTTATTGCTTCAGCTATTTGAATATAATCATCTTTTATTCTCATTCTCAACCCAACAGTACCACAACTATAACATCGACCATCATATAATTTGGGGTCAAAAATATTATCTTTAATTAGATAGTTTTTATATAAATTCACATAGGTGTTTGAATAATTAGTTTTTTTCGGTATTTTATCTTGAACAATAGCATCATAATTATTTGAATTAATGAATGATGAAAATAAATCGTCAAAAATGAAAACATCTGAATCAACATGAATAAAATCATTACTCATTTGCTTTATAATATCAACCTTATAATATGACCAAAACTTAAATTTATTTTCATTTTCAATTAAATTAATTTTATCATAAGGTATATATTTCACTAATAATTCATGTCCTTTCTTATCACAATACATGGTGATTTTCCCATAATATTTTTTTAATGTAAAATAGCTTAATAAGAACGAATAAAAATTTAAAACTTTCTTATTGTTTTCACTTTTCTTTAAATAAGGACTACCTTCATTTAAATGTGCATATGATTGTATTATTTCCATATCAAATATTTATTCGTAACCAACAGTTACCCACCCTCTATTATATGGACTACTATCGGGATTCGTTGTTTTTTGATAATTCGTACCATCATAAACACTATTTGTTCGTCTAGTTAAAAATACATATGCATAATTACTAATAAATGTCCATTGGTTCATTTGTATCATTGGAACGTTTGATGCTGTTCCATCCTGAACCGATAGAAAATCAGTATGCGCAAGTCCATTATCATGTATAATAATTACATTAACAGTACGAATTTGAGTTTGTTGTATTGAGGGTGGGAAAATCGTTCCGGGTGGATATGGTAAGAAAAGCCCAATAATACCACTTGAGGCACTAGTATCCATATTCCAAGCACCAATTGGTGATGTTATATGCTTAAGTTCATTGTCAGCCAAATAGCTTTTAAAGTTAGGCATTGTTATGTTCTTAAAGGGACTTCCAACTTTACCAAAAACTAATTTATCGGTATCAACTGGTGTTCCTTCTAAAAGTCCAAATAATTTCTTGTCTCCCATAATTATTGGTATGTAAATTTATCGTTATTATAATCTGTAAAAATAGAACCATCATTATCCGTCAGATAATATGTTATTTCTGGCGGTACTGGTGGAACTGGAGGTATTGGTGAAACATATTCAACATATGCATCAAAAAATCCAAAATCATGTGCTAATTGTTTCAATCCAAATTTTAAATGGTAAATAGCATATAAATTAGGAATAATTATTACACCACCAGTATTTGTTTTTCCTGTAGTTACTGCTTGTAATATTGTTTTTTTTAATCTCTCCATTATTCAACATTCTTCCTCAACAATACTTTAATATCTTTTTCTGGGTATTTTATTTCAAACATTGAATCCCTTGTTGAATAAATTGTGTTATTTTCAATTTTAATTTCACCTGTGCTAGTATTCGTAATTGCTTGTGCAATTGTATTATTTGAATACTGGTCACCTACCTTATTAAACACTTTAATATTAATAATATTAATAACACCATTTACTCCACTAATCTTATTTCCCAATTTACTTAAAAATAAATCTTGATTCATTTCATGAGAATTAATATCCAAATAATCTCTAACTATTGAAATTATATTATTGGCAATCTGATTATCTGCGGTATTAGTAACATAAACATCAATTTCAAAACCTAAATTATATATTTTACCATTGTTGATTTCAATATAATCATTAACCATCCTAAATTCCGTTAAATATTCAGCAATATTAGTATTCATAATTGATGTACTACTGTTATCTAATTTACCTTCAGCATTAATACCTAGAGTTGAAATCAACACTTTATTATTTATTTTAAATGTGTTAATTCTGAATGGTGAACCATACTTCCCGGGCATTTTATAAACCTGTATTTTATAATCAGTTAAACTAACATCCCTATTTTGACTAGAAAAATTATATTTAACTAAATACCTTATTTGTTCTGTGGTTAATCCATCGTTTCCACCAATAGCTGGAATAGGATTTGTTGTATTTAAACTTCTACGAACAGCTTGATTATATTCACTACGAGAACCATTAATTTCTAAATTATATGCACCAAGTTGTGTTAACACATCTGCTCCAATATTAGAAGCGATACCACCACCTGTCCTATATTTAACAAATAATGTATGATTTGCTTTTAATCTCTCACCCAAAGCTGTATTATTTAAAAAGTTTTCAAGAAAATAACGATTACTAACTCCTTCTTTTAATAAACCATCTTTAAAAGCATTGACATCTGAATCACCAGAACCAAAAGTTAATTTGCAGAAACCATTAGGTGTATATTCTTTTAAGAATTTTTTTGTAACATCAATCCATTTACCAACCTTTAAATTATTAGTGTTGGTATTTGCAGATGAACTATATGAATCTTCAACAAAAACACGTTGTTGTGCCAAAGCATCAACCTCATAAAATTTTTCACCTAATTGTACATAATCAACTTCCGTTGGATTTGTTGACCAATTAGTACCTTGCATCAAATATACACTTTCAATTTCAATAACATCTGGGTCAGGAAGCGTAAATGAAAAAAATGGTGTAACATCACTAATATTAATAATTTTCTTGAAAGTACTTGTACCACCATTTATGACAACTTCTCTTTTTGTAACATTATAACTAACAGGAATACCATTAGTATCAAGTACGGGTATAATACTTCGATTAGGGTCACCTAAACTACTAAGCGGTGAATTCCAATCAATATTTTCTTGTGTTTCAAATATTTTACCACCACCAAGTACTTGTGCACCCGCCTTTAAAACTGGATAGTAAGTAGTATTTGGTGTATTTCCAAGAACAGGCACACTAACAGTGAAATCAACAACAGTAACACTTGGTCTTCTTGCTGGGATATTGAATCCCATATTTTTTGCTATATTTACAATACTAGCTCTTTGTTGTGCATATTCTAATTGAGTTTCTTGAAATGCTCTATCAGTATTAACACTAAGATTGTTAGTAACACCTGCGTTTAAATCGATAAGCATAGCACCAACGTTTGAATCAGTGAAATCTGAAAATATTTCAGAATATGTTTGACGAATCAAACCAATTAAGTCGGTTCTAATTTCTCCGAAAGTTCTGCTTCCATATTGAATTACATTTGTTATTTCTGTTGCCATTATATTTTATATTTTAAAAATTCAAATCAATATTACCTTCTTCATTAAGTGCTCCTTCTTCATAAGTAAACTTAATATTAACATTAAGTTGATTTTCACTTATAGGATTTCCTTCTTCATTATTATTCCAATTAAAAGTTACTGAAGTAATTTTAACTTCAGGAATATATAATCCTACCGTATTTTTTATTTCTTCTTCAACATCACTAGCAGTCAGATTATCATTAGGTTCGAAGATGTATTTCAAAAGATTTGTTCCATAATCTGGTTCATAATACCTTTCATTTCTTTGTGTCAATAATAATAACAATAAATTGGAACTATATGAATCTTTACTTACTTGATTCATTTGAATAAAACTCCTAGTTTCGTTATTATCTTTAAAAGGATATGTAATATTATACGAATTCATTATAATTGATTTTTTTATAAATACTTAAACAAAAAAATCCCGACAAATTTGTTTGTCAGGATTCATATTCTAAGTCTAATTATTATCCTTTTCTTTTTCCACCTTTTTTTGTTCGTGCTTTCTCTGCATCTTCTCTTTGCTTTTTATCGTCAAAAAGACTTTTAATTGATTCGTGTAAAGAAATTATTGTATTATCCCCATACTTTTGAAGTACACCAGTATGTGTATTGAAATTTGGTTTTTCCAGAGAAACAGCATCACTATCACTTACACATACTCCAGCAAGACATTCATCAATTGCTGTTTCTTGCATATCAAGGGGTAAACCCTCAAGAATTTCTTCATTTAAAACAACCACAAAATTAACTCCTTCTGTAAGAACCTCTATAATATCATTTGCTTTTACGATTTTATATAATTCTTTTTGTTTATCATTACAAAGAACTTCAAAAATAATCCATTGTGGAATACTAGTTTTATTTCTAACACTATCAAATAATGCAACTACGTCATTAGACGCTTTTTCAATTTTAGCCATAAATTTATTTTATTATTGGTTTATATTTCGATTTAATTTCTTTGATTTTTAATATAAGGTCAACAAATCTTGGGTCTTTAGCTTCAAATTCTTCATCAAATCGAGATTCGAGTCCATCAGCGAATTCAAACATATCACCAATACTTGCTTTTACCATAGCTTCAATATCCATCAAAGTTATTAACTGTTGATGAACCATATTTTCATGGTCAGCAATTTCCTTATTTTTTCTCTCTTCATCTTTAAGAGCTTTCATTTTTTCCTCATACTTAGAATTAAGTTCTAATGCTTCTTCTTCAGAAACAGCTTTACTTTCTTTCGATTCCTCACTACTAGCTTCACGTTTCATAAGACTTTCCTTAAGTTTCTCAATGTCGGCTTCAGTACCATTTCCTATTTTACTCTCAGCCAATTTATTGATTTCAAGTATTTTTTTCGCTGCCTCTGAATTAAATTCTTCATTTTCCACAGCATTTTTTAATTTTTCTAAAAAGTCACTCATTTTGTTTAGTTTTTTATTACCCAATAGTTTCTATTTCAATTCCACTAAATTTTAATACTTCATGGGTATTATTATAAATTATTCTTTTCTTATATTTATTAATTCCAAATCCGATTAGTTTTCCATATTCATCACGAATAAAAACTTGTTTAATATCAATAATTTGCTTGAAAATATCTGAATCATCATCAAGTTCATTTGTTTTAAAATGTAAAGGAATAAAAAACTCTAATTGTCGATGTTCAAAACCAATCTTTTTCACATGAAGAAATTCTGTTAATTCTTCAATTTTATTTAAAATTTTCTGATTATCACGAATACCAAGAATAGGGAATTTGAAAGTCTTTGACTGGTTTTCTAAATCAAGAACTTCAAATTCTCCATTATTTTTTTCTTTAACAACATCAAGTGCATTAACAATACCAACCTCAATTGGTATATTATTAAAAATATACATAATTTCCAAATCATCATCCTTTGTACGTCTTTCTTCAAACTCCATAGCAATAACCTCACCTAAAGTTTTCCCAACATGCTTATGTTTATCATCAAAAAAACCATAGTGTTCATATCGTCTACCCCAACGGTCTTTCATACCATAAGAAGTTCCATGTTTATCAGCAGCAACTGCCATTTGATGTGGAGTTGCTGTTTTTATGAACTTATCTGCTTTTTTTAATACTTCATAATAGTCTTTAACATATTTTTCATCGGTTTGTCCAACATAAAACTTTTCAAGCAACTGATTATGATTACGCATTCTCTGAGTGTGTTTATTTCTTTCATCCAGATTGTTGGGGTCAGCTTTAAGGATTTCTTGCTCAGTGTTATAAAGAGCAATACCGAGTGTAACCATTATTAATCGATACTTGAAGTAAACCCAAAGAATTATATTTTGAAAAATTTTAGGCATTATATTTTAATTTGTTCTAAAAATTTCATAATTTTTTGTTTTTGTATGTGTTATTATTAATAAATACACACATCTTAATTTATTGAATTACTAACCCCCTAATGACCACTGATTTATAAAAATTAGCACGTTCTTTTGTCACATATTCTAAATTATATTTTTCTTTGAAATCCTCATATAATTGTTCACCTAGACGTTTACGTAAATCAGCATCTAATATCAACTGTTTCAGATATTTCTTCCAATATTTATGGGCATTTTTCTTATTAGGGATTAATACACAATTTTCCATGTGCCTACCATGTACATTATATGGTGGAATATCACTACAAACAATAGGAAGTTTTCTTGTCCAACACTCAACTTGTTTCAAATTAGATTTTTTTATGTTAAAATCATTATCTGCAAGTGGTGCTAAAACAATATCTGTTTCATCTAATACTTGAGCATAAGTATTAGCTTTCTGAGTCCATCTTCTTCCAAAATTACCTTCATTTTCATACCTAACATTCCTTTCAAAATTCATAAGCCATTGAAGATAATCTGGATTTTCAATTAAATGGTGGTTATCGGTTAAGATTTTTTCATAAATAAGATATACGCTTTCCTTAGACTTAATGTCTCGTTGTTTACTACTAAAAACTTTATCTCTATATTTTTCTTTAATATCATCAGGAAGTCTAGGGATTTTATCTACATCACCTCTTGATTTATTAATAGCTTTCACTACTTCATGTACCCAAAGTCCTCTTTTTTCAAGCTCAGTTTTGAAATCTTGATTAAAAGTAATATCAGTTGTACTACCTTCAGTATCCCAACCAGCAATAATTATTTTAAATTTATCTCTAGTCTCTGAATTTGCTTGTAAATAATTTATAGTATTTTCTAATTGCTGAACATCACCCATGTGAGAACTACCGGCTGCATATGTTATTCTTACTAAACCATCAGGGTCTGGTTTCCAATTATTCTGGAATTGTTTCATCCATTTAGGGTCAATACTATTGAAATAAACTTGAACATTATCTTTACCAGTTATTTTACGAATTTCATCAGCAAAAATATCTGTTGTTGTTGTGACATAATCAGCAATTTTTAGATTCTCTAAAATAGGAACATGTAATTGTCTTTCAATACTCATACCATAAAATGGATGTTGTTTATGAAGTTTCCAATAGTCATCAATATCAACAATTAAAATAGTTCCAGCTTTTTTGAGTTCTGTCGCTAATTTTAACATTTGAGCAGTATCACTTATAAATTGACGATGATAATGTATGATGTGAAATGATTTAAGATAATCAACGATTTTAGGGTCATTAAAATCAAGCTGTGGATTTATTTCAACATAAAAATCATCACTATGATTTCTTTCCAGTTCCATTGCAGGTGTTAGAGTTCGAAAATAATTTACACCTGCTCCATCCAAATTATAAAACAATATTCTAATTTTTCCGTTCATATTATAATTTTTTATAATTGTATTATATATAGTAATACGAATATTCTAAAAAAATCTTGAATAATAAATAAAAAAAGCCAACAAATAAATGTTAGCTTTCTTATAGTGTGTGTATTAAATTAATCCCCCTTAAACTTTCTTTGTTATTTTTCCCTTTTTTTGTGACTCCACAGTAACTTCATCAACCGCTTCAATAATAGATTTTTTAACTTCAACAACCTTATTATTAGGTTTTTTTGATTTGGGTTTTCTAATAGCTTTAGGTTTTTTTGTGATTCTAGCAAGTTCAATG